GCATTCGGCAACACGCGTCGCGACGTGTTCCAAGGCGAGCGCGCAGGCGAATACGACGCCCGCATGGGTCAGACTTTGGCGGGCTTGCAGCAGCAGGGCTTGCAGTACGGCACGCAGCGTGCAGCAGCGGAAGACGCGCTTCGCATGCAGGCGGCTGGCCAGATGGCGTCGACTGCCGGTGCAGGCTTGCAGTCTCAACTCGCTGGCCTCGGGGCGCAGCTCACAGCAGGCTCGGCAGAGAGAGCGCCGCAACAGGCGGAGTTGGACGCGGCATATGAACAGTATTTGGCGGGCTTGCAGTTTCCGCTATCGCAATTTGGCGCACTCACTGGCACCGCCGCGGCGATACCGGCGGGCTTCGGGACGACCAACGTGTCCGGCACATCTATGGGCACCAGCTCTCAGGGCGGCGCGGGGCATACTCTGGCGGCACTCGGCTCGTTTGGCCAAGGTATCGGGGCTATGGGTTACAAGCCATTTTGATGGATATGAAGGGCGAATGAGATGCAGTTAACTTTAGAACATATCAACCAGCTCGCGGCCATGGACTTCCCCATGAACGGCGTCGCGCCGGGTGCTGAGGCAACTGCCGACGAGATGGCCGCTTTGGGCCTCGAGCCAGACGTCGGTCCAAACGTGTCTGACGACTCGAGCGCTCCGGCACAAGCCGCAACGCCGCCGCCAGTAACTGCGCAGCCAGCCATGCCCCCAGCGGCCGTGGAGGACGCTATAAACGCTGTGCCAGCGGCGGCGCCGGTAACTCAGGAGCAGTTGACCGCTCCAAAGTCAGGCGGGTTGATTAGTGGCTTTGGTGATATGCTCTTCGGCCCTCAGGAGGCCACGGACCAATTCAGCAATTTGAACCGACAGCAGCGCATGATGCTGGCATTCGGCGCCATCAAGGACGCCGGGTTTGCGTTGCAGGGTAAAGAGGGCACCGCATTCAGCAACACCCTCAAGGCGATCAACGACCAGATGGATATGGGGCGCAAGGCGAAGGCGGCGCAGGCGCAGCAAGAAGCGCTAACTTCTATCATGGGACCGGGCGAAGCCGCGGCTGGAGGCATACAGGCGCAGATCGAGCGACTGTCTCGCTTGGCCGTGGCAAACCCCAACTTGGCGCCGGGAATAGCGGTGCGCATTAAGGCGCTGCAAGATCAGATGCAGGCAGAGATGGGTAAAGAGGGTCGTGGACGGTCAGCAGTATCCACACTGCGAGACATAGACAGCATTATCTCAATGATTGACGATGATCCAACGCTGACGACCGGGACGTGGGCGTGGTTGACTAGGGGCATCCCAATGTCATCCGCAGGGAAGACGCAAGCGCTGGTCGACAGCGTCGTATCATCCTTGGCCCTTGATAGCCTCAAAGCATTAAAAGCTACGGGAGCCACAATGGGGGCTTTGAACCAAGAAGAGCTTAATTTACTTAAAACAGAGCTGGCCAAAGTTGATCTAGCAACAGACCCTGCAACCGTAAAAACTCAGCTCGGTAAGGTCCAAGGGCATTATCGAACACTTATCTCTGACTTGTATAGAGGCGCTAACGACGAGGACGCAGCTAGAATTACTGCATTCTTAGGGCTTGAGGAGAGGCCATCTTGGGCCGGTGGATCCTCTCAGCCGTCAGCAACTCAGCGTGAGGGTGAAACCGACACAGAATTTTTGAAGCGAATGCGTGAGGGGAGAGATTAATGGACCTGCAAGAGCTACTTGAATTAGCACGGCAAGCCGAGGCCGACGGACGAACCGCAGACAGAGACCGCCTCATGGATATGTATTTTGCGGAGGAGCAGAAGGCAAAGCCGAGCAAGACTGAGGACGTTGTTAAGGCCGGTGCGTCTGGCGGTCTGGGTGGTTTCGCTAAAACCGTTGATCTGTTGGGTCAGGGCGCTACGCTGATCCAAGAGGGTCCGTCTATGCTGTCGCGCATGTTGTTCGGCGGCATGGAAGACGCGCCAGAGATGAACCTCGACCCGCAAATACTCCCGCTCGCCTCGAGAATGACTGGCGGATTTACGGAATACGAGCCGCAAACAACCGAGGGCGAGTTCGCTAAGACGACCGGAGAGTTTTTGGGCGGCGCCTTGGCTATGCCATATGGCGGACCGCTTCGCGCTGCAAGATCAGTAGTGCTTCCAGCACTGGCAAGCGAAACCGCCGGTCAGATGACTAAGGGAACCGAGATGGAGGGGCCAGCTAGACTGGCCGCGGCGCTCGGAACGCCGTTTGCAACGAGCGCACTACGTCAGGGCACGCAGCGTGCAGTGTTGGGACCAGAGGCTCGTCTGACGCAGCCGGGTACAGCTCGAGGCGAGGCGGTGCGGACACTCGAGGACGCTGATGTTTCCATGACTACTGGCCTAAAATCCGGCTCCCCTCGCCTCATGGCTCTTGAGGGAAGCATGGAGGTGCCTCTTGAAACTAAGCGCACCTTAACGACGGCCACCATGAAGACTATGGGGTCGGATAGCACCTTGGCTACTCCAGCGGCTATGCGAGACGTCAAAGATCGCCTTGGAAAAGTTTTCGACAAAGCGGACAACGTCATCGACGACGTGCCGTCTACCGAAACGGCCGTGCGCGCTAATAAAGTCATCGAGGACCACCTTGGAACCTCAGCAACGGGAGACGTCCCGCCGTTTTTAGTGGACGTGAATGACGAAATCCTCAGCGCAGCCGCAGCCGGGAAGCCTATATCAAATAAGAAAATCCAAAACATGCGGTCTCGTCTCCGCAAGGTGATGAACGGAACTGACGACCCTCTGGTCTATGAAAGCGCATTCCTGATGAATGGCGTGATTGACGACTTTATGATTGAAAGTGTCCGCCGCTCTCAGCCGAAGCTGGTTCCGGAACTAATGCAAGCCCGCGACCAGTACAGGAGCTACCTGACTGCAATGCGCGCCTTGAAAACGAGGGGATCAGACAGCGCAGGGGGTTATATCTCTCCAGCCATGTTGGCGGGTGCGCTGCGCAACAGAGAAGGCAATCAGTACATTCTGGGTACTGGGTCAGAGCTGGCAAATCTTGGTCGTGCTGCGGAGGAAGTTGTAAGCTCCATGCCGGCCGTGCAAGCTGGTGGCCGCAGGACGATGACAGGCGGTGGCGGGCTTTTAGGCGCTGGTGGCGGTGCTTACGCAGCAACTCAAACCGGAATGGATCCTATGCTCGCTGTGCCTCTAGGTATGGCCGCAGGAGCCGCTTTGCCGGCCGCCGGTAGGTCGACCCTTCGGTCACGTCCTGTGCAAAATTTGTTGATGCCAACGCAAAACAGCGCGGCAACTCAGATGCTCTTAGACACCTTGAAGTCTGGGGCACGCCAAACAGGCGGCCTGCTCAGCATACCCCAATAACCACTACTTCTTCGCAGCTTTCTTAGGCGCAGTCTTCTTCGGCTGCGCCTCAAGCGCGTCTGCGGCTGCGCGGTGCAGCTCGGCCGCTTGGTCTTGGATGATGGTCGCCGCCTGCTCGCAAAATTTGAACAGCGCCATGATGTTTACTACGCGGTGCGGGTTATTGAGATTGCGCACCAGCTCTTTGGTTTGGTCGTCCAGCATGTGATCCTCCATAATGTCACTCTGGCACCCTATAACATTTTTTTACTTATGTGAACATTTAGTGCTTGCAAGGGTGTGCTGTTACCCCTATGTTAACAATATACAGAGAAACAAAGGAAAACGGACATGACAATCGACGCAAAAATCATCGCAGCTTACAAGAGAACACTGGAAGCTCAGGATGCAGACGGCGAGTACAGCACTGCATCAACGCGTCGCGCAGTTACTCGTGCTGCCAATGTTCTGTCTCGCAAAATTAGCGATGCTTATCCAGACTTGGATATGGTGGGCAAAATAAAAATCCGCACACAACTCCAGTCGCTTTTTTAACCCAACCGGGGGCCAAGCGCCCCCACAAACCCAGAAGGAGAGCATCATGCTCAAAGAAATCACAACAACTTACTCTGGCGAGTTTCACGCATTCGCCGTTTTGACTGACACATTTGAGCAGGCATATGTGCCAAACTCGGTCGTGTCGTCCATTAATCTCGAGGTCGGCCGCACATACCGCGCCGGCGTCGTTGAAAACCGCCACGACCCAAAAGGTCAGACGCCGTGGTTTGTCACGTTCATCGAGCCTCAAGTCGAGGAGGAGCCGACGGCTCCAGAGATAACAACCTCTGAAATTGTTCGCGCTGCTATGATCCACTTCCAAGAACCTTTTCTGGCGGCGGAGTTAGCTGACGTTGCTGGCATCGGAACCAAGGAGGCCGGGGCTGCTCTAAACAATATGTTTACAAGTGGTGAGGTGTCGTGCGCTAAAATATACAAGACAGGCGGCCAGTCCAAGGCGTCGCAAACGGTCTGGTGCACCGACGTGCGGAAGCTCTTAAAATGATGCCGACGAAACAAGACTGGGCGATCCTGATCGCTTGGACATCACTGTGCGGGCTGTTGATCGCCTGCACCGTGACCGCTAATAACGAAGAACCAATGCGCCCCAAGGCGCGTCCAACACACTGGGAGACCACACATGACTAAACTAACTCGCGCTGAAGTCTTAGACACAGCAAAGGAATACGTCACCAAAGATCGCGCAGACGATCACGGCGACATGGAGGACAACTTCATGACCATCGCCGCATTCTGGGGAGAATATCTTGGCCGTGAGATATCCCCATCTCAAGTGGGCATCATGATGGTGCTACTGAAGGCCGCTAGAACCAAGTCGAACCCAAAACACGCCGACAACTACATCGACGCCGCCGGATACGCCGCCTGCGCCGCGGAGTGCGTCACATGATGGACGAGTGGATCTGGACAGACCCGAAGCGGCTGGCTTGCCCAGAGTGCCACGGGGAGGGCACTCAGGAGGAGACCAGCTTCCTGATGCAGTCGTCGACCCGAGACATCGGGGAGCCAGTTATCGAAACCGTGCCGTGCGAACATTGCGGCGGGCTGGGTGAAGTTGACCCGCC